GTATAGACGAAGTGAATTGAGGATCATGTGACGAACAAGATCCTCCTGCACGGCTAACTCGGTATGGTTACCTATTTGAGCCATCAGGTTAGATATACAAACCTGATTGAAGTCTACGAGAATAATTTTAGGTGCCTCTTGGTGAATAATTAATTCGTTTATGGTCTGCTAACATTGACACCAACAAGTTCTGCCACTGGTTCTTTCTATTTTGCCAACCGTAGAATGCATCGACATATGCTTTTTGAGCAAGTAGTGTCTTGGAAGTATCTTTGTGATTGTACATCCTGATTGCATTAGAAGTCAACTCATAGAAGATCTTTGCATGGTCTTTTGCGTTTTCGTGCCATTGATACATCCAAGTCCAGTTGGATGCGGTTTCGTACAATGCTGCATAATTTGGATGGATACAGAACAAACCAGCCGACATTGCTTCCAAAAGGCTAATACATGATGTCTCTTGCCAGATATTGGGATATGCGTAGATGTGAGCTTGTTGAAGTGCTGTTCTGATTTCTGAGTTAGGAACAGATCCGTGATAGTTAATCTTTGGATGAGCTTTGCAAAATTCAAACAGTTCTTTATATGGCTCGTCTCGTTGTTCCCAACCGTAGATCTTGAAGCTGGAGTATACATCGAGTTCAATATTATCAAATTCTTTACATAAGTTATCAAATACTGATACAAGGATGTTCAACCCACGATGCGGAGTTGTGTGGTAGATCAGCTTGATCTTGTCTTTTGGCTTTTCAACATACGGAATTGGTTCGATTGCGTTGTGAAGAACAACACACTTATGCCAAGGAAGACCGTAGTGTTTTTGATATGCTTGCATCTGCCAGTTAGATACAAATACGAGCTTGTCGAACCGATTCCATCCACCTTGTTTAAGGTGTTCTGATTCTGGGTCGCCTGGCAAATCATGAAGCCAGTAGATTTTGATCTTACTATCATCTACCTCTCGAACACGAGAAGGAATGATTTGAAAGTGTTGAAGAAGGTCTGCTGGTAGCTTGCTGTGAAGCGCTTCCATCATTAATTCGGTGCCACCCTTTGCGTTTTGGGCAAGCTCATTTGTTTCCATTTTAAGTTCCATGTTAGTTCAATAATAAGATCAACGTTAATTATATATGCGTTTCAGAATGTATAAATATGAAGGAAATCAGGATTAATTGTATATGATAATCCCTCAAATGTCAACAATAACTATGAAAACAACATATGGCATTAAGTAAAATAGAATCACAATCGATTGCAACTGGTGCTGTAACTGTTTCATCAGTAAGTGACAACACCGTTACATCTGCTAAACTTACCACGACAGGAGTGGCTGCAAATACGTATGGCAATACGACTGCAATCCCTGTCATAACAATCGATACATCAGGTAGGATAACCAATGCAACAACAAGCTCTGTATCCGGAGTTACTGGTTTATCATACACTGCAGCTAATTCAACAGTAACTGTTTCGACCAGTACAACAAACTTCAATGCTGTAATAAATTCAGCTAATAGTACAGTACAGGGTCTCATTCAGGTTATAGACTCAACATCAAACACAAGTACAACAGTATCTGCTTCTGCTAACTCTGTAAAAACAGCATATGATGCTGCTGGTAATTCATATTCAAATGCAGTATCTTATGCTGACGCCAAAGCAGCTAATGCATATAGTAATGCTACGTCATATGCTGATGCCAGAGCAGCTAATGCATATTCTAATGTATTCACAGGAGGAACATTTACCGGTCCTGTAATACTTCAAGCCAATCTAACTAGCAATAATGTTAGTGTTACTGGTAGCATGCAAATTGATGGTAATTTAACAGTCAGCGGTAATTCCGTTGCAATCAATGTTACTAATTTGTCCATTGAAGATAATATGATTTATCTCAATGCAAACAATACAATATCCAACCCTGATCTCGGATTTGCAGGTAACTACAATGACGGGACATATAGACATGCTGGGCTATTCAGGGATGCTACTGATGGAGTGTGGAAGTTTTTCCATGAGTACGTACCAGAGCCAGATGCATCAGCTTATATAGACACGTCAAACAATACATTCGCTTTGGCCAACGTTCAAGCAAATACGTTTATCGGGACCATTTCAGCTACTTCTATGACAGTTGGAAGCAATGTAGCTGTTAATACATCAGTTATTAGACTTGGTAACAGTACTACCAACGCAACAATGTCAGCCACTGGTTTTACAATTAACGGTGCAGCTGTTGTTGGTCCACAGGGTGCTCAAGGTGCTCAAGGTGCTCAAGGTGCTACAGGTCCTCAAGGTGCTACTGGTCCTACTGGACCAACTGGACCACAGGGTGCTCAAGGTGCTACAGGTCCGTTAGGTCCTACAGGTGCTACAGGTCCTCAGGGCGCACAGGGTGCACAGGGTGGTACTGGACCAACAGGTCCTCAGGGCGCACAGGGTGCACAAGGTGCTACTGGACCAACAGGTCCTCAAGGTGCACAGGGTGCTCAGGGTTCAGCTGGTCCTACTGGACCAACAGGAGCACAAGGTCCTACTGGCGCACAGGGACCAACTGGTGCTACAGGACCTACCGGTGCTACAGGACCTACAGGCTCTTTTGTTGGATATAGTTTAGCAACACCAGGTGGAAGAAATCAAGATACCGGTAGAAATACATATGGTAATTTATCACATTTTTCAACATACACTTACACTAAAACACACGGTCTCACCTATCCATATCATTTACAAGTAACTAATGGTGGTCAAGGTTTCGAAATAGCCGCTGAATGGATTAATACGGGTTCAACTCCTTTACGTGTTAGAAGTTTAAGAGACTGTTGCCAAGACTGGAGTTCTTGGACAAGTATTGCTACATCAGGAGAATCATTTACTAATAACGTAGATTTAAGAGCACCAATCTTCTACGACAGCAACGACACTGCGTATTACACAGACCCAAATAGCACATCGTCAATGTTTGGAGTTGCCGTTCGTGGCGACAATTCTTCAACAGGCACAAGCAATCAAATTTTCTTTTGGGGTAGCGGCAACACAACAACATCTGCAATTGGTTTTAAAGCCAATGGTGGAAATTTCTCCAATCCAACAGGTAGTGGTGATGGATATAACACTTACCTGACAATGGACACTCCCGGTCGCGGGTGGGTATTCCGTGAAGGCGTTGGCGGTTCAAACTTTAGTGCGGCTGTTACATCGGGTTGGATTTTAAACAACGGCATTTGGCAAGCAAATGCTTCTATGCGCGCCCCCATCTTCTACGACAGCAATGACACTGGATATTACCTTGATCCAAACAGTACAAGTGACTTAGCACTAAGAATTCGTGGCGGTGCTTTACATGGTGGAAATCCAACTTGGGGTACTTATCTTTTAGTTGGTGGTGATGGAAGACAGAATTATATTAATAATACCACAGTAGCATCTGTCTGTTCAACAAACGGAAACTTGCATATGGATGCAGCCTCCGGTTTAGAAATGTATTTAAATTATTACGACGGAAATGCAATTTACTTTGGTAATGGCGCAACAGGTGTTATAGGTACTGTTACTGCGGCAGGTAATTTGACCATGAATGGTAACATTACTGCATACTCAGATATAAGATTAAAAACTAATATTAAAACAATTCAAAATGCATTGAGTATAGTTAGTAGAATGCGTGGTGTTTATTTTGATTGGATAGAAAACGGAAATCAGTCTATTGGATTGATTGCTCAAGAAGTGCAAGAAGTTATTCCAGAATTAGTTTTAGAGAGTGTAGTTAAAAATCCTCCATCTTTTCCTGGTGAAGAAACTCCAGAAAAAACAATTTTATCAGTTGATTATGGAAAGATAACTTCTATTTTGATTGAAGCAATGAAAGAACAACAGAAGCAAATGGAACAAATGCAATTAGAGATCAACGCACTGAAGAATCAAACGTAGGAAGTAACCAATGACAAAACCTTTAGAGTTAGCACAACTACCATCTTTCATAGAAGCAAATACAACTAGTCTTACTGTCAATGCTACCAGTTATGCAATTGGATCTAGTTTTGTTGCCAACACCACTGGAGTGTTTCATACTGGTACAGTGAATGCTTCTAGTATTGCAACAACTGGCTTTGTTGCTAACACAACTGCGATCGCTCCAACATCAAACACAATCTTACTTGGTAATTCAACAAACAGATTTGTATTATCAGCTAACACAGGTAGCTTCAGTGGTGCAGTTTCCGGTATAACTACACTTGCAGCAGGTAACACAACTATTACTGGGTTTGCAAACGCTTCTGTTAGTGTTAACAGTGCTCTAATAACCGTAGGTACATCGTTTGTAGCAAATACAACAGGTGCATATCACACTGGTGTTATTAATGCCGCATCACTTACAACAACTGGTTTTGTTGCTAATACGACTGCCATAGTTCCTACATCTAATACAATATTACTTGGAAACACAACTGGTAGATTTGTTATATCTGCTAACACAATTGATACTTCTGGAAATACAAATACGTTTGGCACTGCAGTCTATATTGCAGCTAACGGTAATGTGGGTATTGGGACTGCAAGTCCTGCTGCAAAACTTCAAATTGTTTCTGATATTCCATTTAGATTAAACAATGCCGCAAGCAGTTCACAAGCCGATTTGTATTTTGCGGATTCTGGTGCAACGCTAAAGGTTGAAAACTTTTTTGGTACTGGGTCAGCAATCACATTTGGCACTAATGCAAATGGCGCAGGGGTAACAGAAAAAGCCCGTATCGACTCCAGCGGTAACTTTGGTATTGGTACGAGTTCGCCTAATTCTAAATTAGAGGTTAATTCAGGCGCAACTGCAACTACGGCTCAATTAAAAACTACAGCGGCTACTGCATACTCAGGGGGTTCATTTTTTGCGGGTTCAAATTTAACTATTCGCACGGGGGCAAACGCAACTGGTAGTGGTTCGGGTATTCGTTTTACAAGCGACAACAATGGTGGGCTTGAGGGAATGTTTGGTTGGGTACAAAACACATCAACTTATGGTGACTTTGTTTGGCAAAGTTACAACGGCTCTTACGGGGAACGTATGAGGCTAGATTCGGCAGGCAATCTAGGTATTGGTACAAGTAGTCCTAGCGTCAAACTTGAAGTTGCAAACACAGGAGGTAGTGTTGCGGCTCGGCTTAGATCATCTGACTCTGGTTATGCTGAATTGTATTTTGGAGATGTATCAGATGGGGCGGCAAGCGCACTCAGCTACGAACACAGTACCAACTTACTTCGCTTCTACAACGGCGGCAGCGTAAGAGCCACCCTCGACTCCAGCGGTAACTTGGGCTTGGGAGTTACTCCTAGTACTTGGAGTAGCGCAAGCAGACCCGCATTGCAATTAACAAATGGTGCGGCTTTGTTTAGCCGTAGCGGTAGCACAATGTTGAGTCAAAACTTTTTTTATAACAACAGTGACACAGGCACATACATTGCCAATGGTTTTGCAACGCTTTATAACCAGGCCAGCGGTCAACACCAGTGGTTTAACACACCCTCTGGCACAGCAAACAACACAGCGTCATTAACCCAAGCAATGACGCTTGATGCTAGTGGGAATTTGGGTATTGGCACAAGTTCTCCTCTGTCTAGATTAGATGTGGCTGTTGAAGCAACTTTAACAAGACGACTTCTTGTTAACTTTGATGATTCCGTAATTACAATTAAGGGTGGAAACAATCAATCTAACCCAGAGTCAATGCGTCTTATTGCGGATAACTTTCGTATTAACACAGGGACATCTGGTTCTGGAACAGAGCGCATGCGTGTTGATGCTAGTGGGAATTTGGGTATTGGTACTACTTCGCCATCTTATCAGGTAATGATTCTTCGTCGGGCGGGTTCCACGATCACAGCGCCACTACTTAATTTGCAGTCGCAGAATAGTGGGTCAGTTGATGGGGACAGCTTTATTCTTTACGGTACACAATCCGCAAATTGGGCGGCAGGCGTAGACCAAGCTGATTCCAATAAATTTAGAATTGAGCCAGCCCTTTCGCTTGGCGCAGAAGCAGGATTAACCATAACAACCTCCGGCAACCTTGGTATTGGGACTGCAAGTCCTTTGAGCAGACTGCACGTTAGCGGTGCAGACACAGTTATCAGATTGGTTGATACAAACGGAGGAACGTGTTTCTGGGGCGATGATGCAACAGGTGTGTTTTGGCGCTCGTTTGTCTATGACACATTCCGTTGGCTTCGTGCAAGCGGAAATGAATCAATGCGCATCGACTCCAGCGGTAACTTGGGTATTGGGACGAGTTCGCCCAGTGCGGAAGGTAGGCTCACAGTAGGAAGCACCACTGTTACCGATAAGAACGGTATTATTTTTAACAGAGGAGCGGTGGGCACTCCTACAGGTTTGCAAGGTGGTATTTTCTACGAATATAATGGGTTATCGACTTCTGAAGCTTTAACATTCCGTACTAACGGTGGATATAAATTTCAAACTGTAAGTGGACCAACATCCTTTGCAACCATAGATATCAGCGGATACTTGACTGTCGGTTCAGCTCCTTCTACAAACGTTAATCGTAGTTTAATAAACGTGGTTTCATCGTCGGGCAATACGTGTGGTATTTCATTTGCAGAAACCGCGGCTGGCGGTCGTGGTCGTTTAAATTGGACTGGCTCTGGTGTAAACCTTGTAAACATTGACAATTCTCTTTTAACTTTAGGAACAACTGATACTACTCGTATAAGTATTAACGCGACTGGAGTTGTAACGCTTTCTGCGTATGGTGCAGGTACGCTTACAACAAGCGCGTCGGGTGTTATATCTGCGTCTGATGGTAGGTTTAAGTATAAAACCCGACCTGTCGAAAACGCAATATCACTTGTTACTCAACTTATTCCAACTTATTACCGCTGGAACGAGGATTGTGACTTTTATACAGAATATGAAGAGCTTGGTTTTGTTGCTCAAGAAGTTGCGGCAGTCATTCCAGAAGCGTCTCCGGAAATTGAAAAAGAACCTGAATATATGGATGATGGTGTTACAGTAAAAACAAACTTCTACAAAAACTACAGTGACCGTGCAATCATGGCAGTTTTGGTTAAAGCCATCCAAGAACAACAAGCCCTCATCACCCAACTTACCGCTCGTCTTGATGCGGCTAATCTTTAAAAGGAAAAACCATGACCACAACTTACACAATCAACCAACTTGACCGAAACACCTCTGACGGATTTGTCACTACTGTGCATTACAACGTCACAAAAGTAGATGGTGAATTCTCTGCCTCCACCTACGGCACTGTCAGCTTTGAAGCTGGTACTCCTACCACACCCTACGCATCTTTGACCAAGGCTCAAGTTATTGAGTGGGTAAAGGACAAGCTAGGCGAGGAAACAGTTGAGGCTTCACTGGCTGCACAGATTGAATCAAAGAAAAACCCAACAACCGCAACAGGAGTGCCTTGGCCAATGGATTCAGTGGTAACAACTCAGTGATCTCATTATAATACCATTATAAATAAAACGTGGTATCTAATACCATTGCATTTATATTGTGATATCATTTTTTAACATAGGAAATTAACATGAATACAGAAAAAACAGTTGAATTGAAAGTAACAGTTCAGGTTCTCAACATCCTTCTTGCTGCACTAGATGAGATTCCTCACAAAGCAGCTCGTCCAGTTTTTGACGACTTGATTGCACAAGCTCAACCTCAGCTTCAAGCCCAGCAAGCTGAGGAACCAGCTTCTATTTAAACATATTGGAGCTACTTAATGTCTAAATTGATTTTGTCATGGAAACTGCTCATGACCTAAAATGGATCCGTTCACACTGTTTGCTTTGGCAAACGGAGCTGTTGCTGCAGTTAAAAAAGGATGCCAACTCTATAAAGACATTAAGAGTGCTGCTGGGGACGTCAAGGGAGTACTGAAGGACCTTGACGACCAATTCAATAAAAAATACGAAGGTAAACCTGTTCCTGAGGCCGCTGTCAAGCAGTTAGCGGAGGAAAAGACTCGTGTAAAGGATCTTAACAAGAGAAGCGAAGAAGCACCAAACCTCTATACTGAGATTGGTGACTACCTTGGTCAATACTATGATAACTACTTTAAGTGTGTTGCTGTCTTAGAGGAAGAAGAAAAGAGAAGCAAAACAGAAGTATATTCAGGTGGAGATAGTCTTGCTAAGAGAGCTCTGAAGCGCGTTCTAATGAAGAAACAATTAGAGCAGATGGGAACAGAGCTTAGAGAGCTGATGACCTATCAAAGCCCACCTGAGCTAGGTGCACTATTCTCAGACGTTGAAGCAATGACAAAGGAACTTGGCAAGCAGCAAAGGTCTCTCATTGCAAAGCAAATGGAACAAGAGGCTATTAAAGCTAAAAGAAAAGCCTTGAGAATGAGGCACTATCATATTGATATTGCATTGGGAGTTGCTTTTTTGTTTATCATTATTGTAATGATGTTTTTGTTCATGTACATAGCACATGACGCTCAAAAAAGATGGCCCCAGCTAAATACTTCTAGCGGTCAAGAATACAGAAAAAGATTAGAATTGCTTGAGATACAAGAGACTCAGCAAAAACTAGAAAAAAGAAAGAAAGAATTAGAAAGAGAATAATAAATGACTATAGAGATCATCTTCTTGATGGTCTTAGTTGCATTTGATGTCCTATTAGCTTTGATATTTCTTTTTTATCTACTAAGACAATTGTTGCGTTCTTTATAATTACAGTAAACCAGCTTCAATAAGTTGCTTTGTAATACTATCTCTCAGCTTAATCTTAGTAAGCCCTTCTGGCTGCAATACATCTTTATGAACACAAAAAGCATTTGCCTCGTATCTCAAATCAAGATTAGATTGATCAATTTGATAGTTATCTGGTTCCCATACATTCTTTGTTTGACCATTGGTGTTGTTGGGATTATGTTTAGTGTAGATGTGCCAGTAGGGGATGTAATCAAGTTCATATATCTTCTCTAACAACGGATCGTTTCCACCCTTGTTATTGAATTCAATATACAAAAACGGCTTATGCTTTTCAAGTAACATTGTTGCGCCGTTGAGAACTTCTACCTCATACCCCTCCACATCGAGTTTAATCAATGTGAACGGTTCAAAACCAAGATAAGAATCAAGTGCTATGAGGTTTGTATCTACACCCTTTTCGGCACCAGAGTTAATTTTGAATTCACCGTAGTTAACCTTCTCATCTTGAAATGGATTGATGTTAACCATTTTGATAGTACCAGGCTCGCTTGCCGCTCCAGCATTAACTGGAAATACGTTGTAACATCCGTTGATGAGAATGTTAGCTGCAAGCATCTCAAATATGTAAATCTGAGGCTCAATTGCAATTACATTGCCTTTGTTACATTTTTTAGAAAAGAAAAGTGTATGAGTACCAATGTTAGCTCCAACATCAATTACATTAGAAGACTCAGTCAATATTCCATCAAAAAAGTCAAGCTCTTGTTGAGCCCACTCACCGTAATAGTGAAGACAAGCACCAATTGGATCATCATTTTGAAAATGAATGAATGTGCCGTTTCTTGATTTAGTTTGCGCAATAGGATTATTCATAATAAAATTTGGTTGCGGGGGGTGGAGTCGCACCACCGACCTCGGGATTATGAGCCCCGCGCTCTTCTACTGAGCTACCCCGCGGTGTTTAGTTGTAAATGTTTCCTATGCACTTTGCACATGATCCATGAATTGTAATATTTAGCAGGGTTTGCAAGAACATCAAACTGGTACTGATACTTTGCTTCGTAGTATGTACACTCACCCTTGTTCTTACACATTCTTAGTATTTCACGTTTGAAGTGATCTACTCCAATTATTTCAATATCTTTTCGCAGTTCTTCATTAGATCCATAATATGTTTGCCAATCAGACTCTGCTTTGAATCTTTTCTTCTTACCCTTGACCTGTCTAGTCTTCATAGCCCAGAACAGTTTCTTTCCTATATATTCACGACCAGAGACAGTGTTCGTTATTCTGTAGACGAACCCATAACACCCTTCTGGGATCATTGTAATTGGTCCATCTTCAAAAGTCCACATCAATCGTCTAATCTATCTTCGTCATAAAAGTCTTCATCAAACTCACTATCTAATTCAGGATCAATTACTGAGCCACAGTAGGGACAGTACATTATCTCTTCGTCTATGTTATATCCTTCTACGGCGAAGTCTGCTTCGCACATTCTACAGTTATGAGGTTCCATAATTTGCTCCTATAATCTTATTTCTGGTTTGCTGCTCGACTCTACCTCACTGGCACCTAACACACATGCTAACATATCATCATATTCTATCATAGTCCATGACTGGGTTTCTTCATTAGCTAACAGTGTTATATATGTATTATGCACTGTTTTACCAACCCAAATTGGTTTTTCTCTATGTGTTTCAGCAAAATAGTTCATTACCGTCTTTGGGTCTGAACATTTCATTTGTTTGTTTAAATCTATAATCTTCTGGGCGTTTGCTATAGAGCTAGTTAAGCAGAATAGGAACGCCATTACAACTTTACGCATAATGGCTCCTTACATTAAAAAAGGGAGCCTAAGCTCCCTTCCGGTTACTATACTATTATATAGTATTTGAAACTACATATGTACTATTAAATAGGTACAAGGAATGCTAGGCCGCCTTGGCCCACACATTAGACCAATCTCCACTCAACGCACCCTTTGCATAATCAGTTGCCCGATTTTCAAAGAAGTTTGTGTGTGTAGGAGCATTGATCATTTCTTCCACCCACGGAAGTGGGTTTCTTTTCACCTTGAATATTCCTTTCAATCCAAGGCTAATCAATCTACGGTCAGCAATATAACGAATATATTGTTTAACATCCGCCTCTGTTAGATTCTCCATCAAATTACTTGAGAATGCTAGATCAATGAAACTATCTTCAAGACTAACCATCTTCTCAGCAATTGAATAGATCTCACCCTTCAACTGATCATTCCATATACTTCTGTTTTCTTCAACATATGTACGGAATAGCTTAATCATTGACTCGGCATGCATAGTCTCATCAACTATTGACCAAGTAATGATCTGACCCATCCCCTTCATCTTGCCGTGACGAGGAAAGTTTAGTAGCATAATGAAACTCGAGAAAAGTTGCATTCCTTCTGTGAATGCAGAGAATGCTGCAATCTGTTGAGCTATCGTTGTTGAATCCTGGCCCGCAAGAGACAAGAAATAGTCGTGCTTGTCCCTCATCTCCTTGTACTGCAGGAACTCGTCGTATGTTGAGTCCGGCATTCCTAAAGTCTCGATCAAATGACTGTAGGCAGCTACATGAAGTGCTTCCCTGGCCGCAAAACCAGTCAACATCATTCGAATCTCTGGCTGTGGGAAGTAAGGTAGATAATTCTTCACGTATCCTCCAGCTACGTCCACGTCTCCTTGCGTGAAGAACCTGAAGATGTTTGTCAGGAACGATTGTTCCGATTTGCTTAGTTTGTTTTTCCAATCTTTTACATCCTCTAGCATTGGTACTTCAGTATGTAGCCATGAGCTTTGTTCGTGTTTCAACCAAGCATCGTATGCCCATGGATAGTTGAATGGTTTGAAATAACTACGCTCGTCTGTTAACTTACTTTTTATTTTTTTGATCATTTTTGTTGATTCCTATTTGTATTATTTTTTATCCAAAAACCCAATCTATCTCCTGCTGCACTAGCATACCAACTCCAATCATCAAGGGGATTGTAAGGCTGATCATTCCAAACTGGAATAATTTCATCACAATCGTGGTTATGAAAATCATCATTATAACGCATATGAATTTCAATTGCTTTGTCGCCTATGTATTCAACGTTTAGCCATTCTGTTTCACCAGCAAGGTCTGAGATGAAACCTGGGATCGGATATTGTTCGTTCACTTTTATCCAACGACTAAACCTATCCAATCTACTATTGTCTTCTCTAAAACCTTCAACCGTAAGATGTTGATGCCCATAATGATAGTCTACTGATATATGTCTTCCAGTAAGAATTTCACTCCAGAAAAACCCATCAGGAACTGATTCTGGTATTTCTGTATAGAGCTGCTGAATACTTGCTCCGCGGCTCATCATCCTTATATTGGTTATTGGTCTAACTATGTACCTACCATCATGGGGGACAGGTATTCCTGCTGGACCAGCAACAATGTTTTGTTTTCTTGCTACAATTAGTTTGTCATATATCCAGAGATGTTCTACAGGACATTCTGGCCATACATCACAATCGTTTACGAACTTCATTTAAACTGTAAAACTGCTACCGCATCCGCATGTTTGCTTGGCATTAGGGTTTTTAATAATGAACTCTTTGGTCATTAGCTCGTCCTTGAAGTCGATTGTAGCTCCCTGTAAGTATTGCATACTCATTGCATCTACCATTATATCAAACTTACCAAGACTGACATGAAAGTCATCTTCGTTGGCTTGGTCATCAAATTTAAATCCGTAGCTAAATCCAGAACAACCACCACCTTGAACAAACACTCTCAACCCCTTAATTGTAGGATCGTTTTCATCAATATATAAATCAGTAATCTTTTCTTTTGCTTTATCTGAAATTGATATCATTTATCTTTCCATTAGCTCGTTAACA